CCGCCTTTCTTCACCTTCACATAAACCGGCTTTCGGTTTTTGCGCCGAGAGATCCCGCGCGGCGTGAAGAAGAATTTCGAAGCATCGAGCATCCCTTGGCGGATCCGGATCTCGCCTTTGAGCGATCCAAACGTCGCGCGATGGACCGCGGTCGGGATGTCTTTCGCCTTGATCAAGTAATCTTTCCGGATCTCCCGCTTAATCGTGGTTTGGCCGGACGCGAGCGCCCGGTTGATCGCCGGAGCCAACGCCCGCGGCACGCCGTTCTTGATGTGACCAAGGACGGCGTTGAGCTTCTTGATCTGGCTCGCGTCGATGACGATCATGGCTCAATTGTTTCCGTATTTTCCCGGCAAAGACCGCGTCGCCGAGAGCGCGAGCTTGTAACAGCTTTCCTCGTCCGTGCAATCAAGCACTTCCCACGGCTGGTTTGCTGGCGAATAGATCAACTCGCCAGCCACCGGCATCCGCGGGAGATACTTGTGCTCGATGAAACAAATCACGTCGCCCATATAGACGCCGTGGATCTTCACGATCGGTTGTTCTTTGGCGGCTTCGTTGTCCCACACGACTTTCGCCATGAAGACGCGGAAGCCGCCATGACCATCCGAGATTCGGAATTCCCGAATCGTGGCGAACTCGTCCGGATTGACGAATATGTCCGCCAGATCGACGGGAAACTGTTCGCGCAAGCTCACCGTTTATTTTTTGGCTTTCCTTTCTTTCTTGATCGCCTTGATGATGTCCGCTTTGTGCGCGTCGGATTTGATCTCGACACCTTCGCTTTCTGCGATGTCTCGCAATTCGTCGACGGTGTGATCTTCAAGATTCTCGCCGCCCTCTTCGCCTTTTGCGCCACCACTTTTGGCCGCGGCCGCTCTCTCTTCTTCGGCCGCCTTGGTGAGTTCCGCGGCCTCTTCAGCGCCGCCGGTCTTCTCACCGGTGAGCGGATCCAACACCGCTTCGCCTTCCACGAAACCGGCCGGGAAGGTCAAGGTCAACGCCTCGATGATGCGGAAGCCCATGATGTCCGCGGGCATCGGTAGCGGGCACGACGTCACTCGATACCAGAGTTGGCCGTCCTCTTCATCTCCGTAGATGAACGGGATCCGGGCTTGCTGGTAAGTCGTGAATCGTTGCGCTTTGGCGTCTTCCAATTGCGTGTAAGCGCCGTAGATGATCTTGTTCGGCGACGTTGTGGACAAAATCATCACGAAGTTGTCCGGCAACATCGGGAAGATCGTTCCCGCGTCGTCCTCGAAATATTCCGAGTAGGTGTAAAGCTCGAGGCCCGGCACCTTGCCGATGCGGACCACCGCTTCGTCTTGGATGATCGGCTCCACGGTCGCGATCGTGTAGCGCATCTTGTCCAGAAGCGCCGCCACTTGCGCGTTGCGGATGAACACCTTCGCCGCGTTGACTCCCATCAATGCGACGTTTGGCGACACTCCGCTCGCCTTGATCGTGTTGAGCCGGGCGGTTTCCAGATCCGCAAGCGGATCACTCCCGGCTTGGTCCCACTTGGTCGCGGGAACGTCGTGATTGTTCGCGGCTCCGGCGCTCGACTCGGTATAGTCGACCACCATCTGGTAACCGGTGTCCGCGGTCACGGTGATCTTGCCGTTGACCAATACTTGGCGACACATCCACTCTTCCCGGCGACTGATCGCTTCATCGAGATAGACCGAATCCTCGGCCAATAGCTCGGCGGCACGATCGGCCGGACTCCGGCCCGAATAGATGTTCTCGCCCATCAACCGCGGCTCGAGATCCGGAGTCCTTAGACCACGGACCGGCGCAATCCTCGGCGCCCGGAAGAATCGCGTCTCGAAGCCTTGGCGCTCCATCAACTTTCCGCCGATCAGCGGAGCGACGAAGGGCGCCATCTTCCGTCGACCGCGGCGGAAGTCGAATTCGACGAGCGAAGTCGGCGGATATTGGCGATCCGTGAAGAACGTATCGCGGAGAAACGTGTGAACAAGCGGACCTTCATCGAAGGGCTCCAAGAGCGTCTTGGTTTCGTATGCTGGATTTAACATATTTTTGGTTTCCTATTTGATTGATTGGGTTGGTTGACTATGGCGCAAACGGACCACTCGGGACCGTGTCGTCGACGAAGATGCTCATGTCGCGCAAGCGCACGATCGCCGCGGCCGAGAGCGGGCTCGAGCCGTCGGCGTACTTGACCGTCCGCTTGTCGAAGGATCCGGAGAGCGCAACCGCGACCGTCTTCACGGTGGTCTCTTCCGCGCCGGGGAGATCGATGATCACGCCAGCAAGCGCGGCATCATCGGCCGCGAGTGCGCCGAGGACTCCATCGTTTGTCGCGTTCATCTTCACCAGATACCCGGGTTGCATATTGGCAATCAGCGCACCGGCCGCATCGGTGAACGGAAGCCGGACTTGTTTCCAACTCGGATCATCGTCGTGGCTTTGTAGATTGGCCGGTTTGAAGGTTGTGGGATTCAGACTCATATATTTGATTTCCTATGGTTGATTTGCGGTTGTTTGCTTTCTAGTTGCGACTATTCAAGGACGCACGAAGACGACCACCGCGGGACTTCAAACGTGCCGCGACCTTGTTCTTCAACAAGACGCCGAAATTTCCTTTTCCATCGCCGCTCACGCCGCCGTCACTTGGCGGGATGTGGTCGAGCGATGAAGCGTCGGCGTGACGCGCCGAGCGTTGACTCGTGGCGTCCATCGCCTTCATGCAAGCGCCGATAATCTCGGTCGGTTGCTTGCCATCCTTGATCGCCATCGCGACGATCTCGTGAGTGGCCGGGCGATCCAATTCTTGGAGCGCCGTGATCCGGGCTCGTTCGGCCGCGACTCCGCGGTCAAACTCCGATTCTACATTGGCATTGGTCGCGCCCGGGGCGGGCGATGAGCCGGGCGCCGCCGGTGTAGCGGTCTCTTTTTCTTTGCCCTTCTCTTTCTCTTTTCCTTCGTCTCCGTTTCCGTTTCCGTTTCCATTGTCATCATCCGGCGGATTTTCAGCGGCCGCCGTCGCTGTTACTTTCTCTTTTTTCATTGTTTGTTTTTCTCCTGTTGGTGTTGCGGCGGTGAACGCCGGGACATTGTGAAATCTCGAGAGATCGAAAGTGATGCCGTTGAAAATGTAGCGGTGATCGCCTAACGAGGCCGCGGCTTTCACCACGCCGCGCACTTCATCCGCGAAACCTTTGTTGACCGCTTCTTGTGGCGAGAACCACGTTTCGGCCGCGAGCAAACTCCGGATCTCATCGCGCTCGAGCTTGGTCTTGCGGGCGTAGGTGTTGATCATCGACTCGGTCACCGAGTCCAACGCCGCGGCCATTTTTCGCATCTCTTCCGCGTCGCCCAACGCGATCCCGCTCGGGTTGTGGATCATGATGTTCGCATTTTCGCGGATATAGATCTTGTGGCCGACCATCGCCACGATCGACGCCGCACTCGCCGCGAGCCCGTCGATATAGACGATCTTTTGCGATCGATGATCGGCGAGCCGCGAGTAGATCCCTTGGGCTTCGGCCAAGGATCCGCCCGGCGAGTTGATGTGGATGTCCAAACGCTTCACGCTCGAGGGCAACTTCGCCAGATCCCCGGCGAATTGTCGCGCCGACATCTCGCCCATCTCTTCCCAATCGCCGATCGCCGCGAAGATCAGTAACTCGGCGCTCGTTGGATTGTCACCCGCTTCGGCCCGGAATTTGTAAAAACTTTCGTTCATCGTTCGATCCTTCCGCTTAACCCGCTCGCAAGTGAGGGGCGAGCGGACGACACCCGTCGCCCGCTCTTTGGATTACCTGTTCTCGACTTCGGTTTGACCGGTGGCGCCGGTGGCCCAACTGGCGGACCGCCGGGCGGTGCTCCCGGCGCTGGCACCGGCTTCCCGGGGCCGCCAATCATCATCGTCATTTGTGTCGGCCGATACGGCGGGAACATTAGATCCGAATCTTCAAACTCGGCTTGCTCGAGCGATTGTTGTCGGACGTTGTCCCGATAGTTGGATCCGTTGAGTTCCGCGCTCTCTCGCTCGATCGTGGAGAAGCCACACTTGACCTTGAGATCCGCGGCCGCGACTTCTTTTTGTGGATCCAAGGATCCCGCGCTCGAGCCGGTCCAGATACACCGGAGCATCGCTTTCCGGATGATCGGATCATCCCAACCGCCGGGGAATCGCTCGATCCTACCGAGTGAAACCGCATCGGCGAGCCATTCCTCGTACGACGGTTGACAAAACTGATCGACCATCAACGCCCGATATTTCCGCACACGGCGCCAAAAATCCAAGAGCGCCGCCCGACTGGCGGAATAACTTGCGTTGAATTGCTTGAGCAAAACTTCGTATGGCATCCCGATCGCGGCGCC